TGGACTTCGTTCTCTCCTCCAGCCGCTTCGATCTCTCCTGTTGCTTCTAACTCAGCAATGGCAGAAAACGGGCAGCAAGCCCCTGTTCGCTGGTGAACCCCTTGGAGTGCTGTAAAAACCTTCCTGTGGGGCGGCAGAGCGAAATAATCCACATCCCACGTTTGTTGCGCGAGGATGTTTCTGTCTATTGCGATTAAAGCTAAGGCTGCTGCCTCGCTTTTGGTTGCCATTGGTACTACTTTCATTAGTGGTATTTTTTTCATTAGAATGATTTTGTTATTAAAATGTATTATTGTTAATAAAACCTATACCATTCTCACGCTCTTTATAAGAGCGAGCCTTGTCTATCTCGCCAAACCAGTTGTTAAGTAGCGTTTCCATAGAACGGCGAGTATAAACGTCTTTTTCACTTCGTTTGGAATAGAATGTTTCGAGTAACTTCCAGTCTTCTTCACAAGTATCGAGGTTGGGTTTAGCTGCCTTTATTTCTTTCGGTGTCCAGTTTGTAGTATCGCGTCTTCCGAGAAGTTGGTTTGCTCGTTGCTGAAAATTTAAGAGATTAAGAGATAATTCTCCTTTAGTATCTCTACTAGTATCTACCCTAGTATCTATGTTCACCTGTGGGTTGAGTCTGAGTTCATCTACAGATTGAGTCTGATTGCACTTGTGGGTTGAGTCAGACTTCACCTGTGAGTGAACTCTGACTTCACCTGTGGATGAAGTCATGTTTGGTAGAACAGCAAGAATCTTTCTATTTCTACCATCATATGAAATCTGTTTAATCATCTTTAATGACCTTAATTTTGAAATCATATTTGAAATACTTGACTCTGTGCTGTGAAACATTTTTGCAAGATAACCATTGCTTGCAAAACACGGCTTTTCTTCAGTTCCAAGTGAACTAATTTCTGCCCATAAACATTTCTCCATCCACGACAAAGATTGAGATTCCCATATTTCTACAGGAACCCAAACACCGCGAAAAATACGTTCATTCTTTTCGTTCATACTTCAATTCCCTTTCCATAAACATCATTGATGTAATTTACGTTGCAGAATATTTTTACTTCATCGCAATTCTTCTCAGCATAGATGAATTTTTGAGCTGCTAGGATATCTAATGCCAAATTTATACGTTTTTTTGATACATTAAAAATAAATGCTAAATAATCCTTGTCATTTACGCACCCTCTATCCCAATTTTCAATGTATGCTAATAATGTTTGCTGCAACGGAGTCAATCCACCGATGCGAATTATTTTGCGTTTAATCATTATCCCATTTTTTAACATTATTGGGCAATCTTCATATCTTTTCATATTTAAAAGGCGGTCACTTGTAGCGGCAGAATAAACTGGCGAACTGACAGATGAGAGTGGTTAGACCACTACAAGCGACCATATATATTTGTTATTCAATTTAATTTTATTCTTTACTATTCTCTTCGGCTCTCACCCCGAAGGCACGATTGCTCGTACAAAACAGACACTACTACATCTAGTGATAGTGTCAAATCTTTTTTACAATATTTTTATCGGTAACGATAGTCACTCTAGACTAACAGACTTAATTTCATTCCGCGACCATTGATACATCTGGTCATTGATCTTGTCCCAGATTTCATCAGCGTCATCTTCATTCTCGCATTTGTAGATGTAGCGTTGTTCTCCGATAGCCTCATCCTTGATGAAGAAGTTGGACTGGTAGATTGTTAGTCCAGTCGCGGCGGTGGTTGCAACAACAGCAGTATTGTTAGGTTTGAGTGCCATGTTGCAGATGCCTTGGTCAGATTCATATTGTGCAAGGAACCCAGTATTTAGTGCAGTAGCTAGAGACATATTTGTAATCAGAACTGTTTGCCTAACTGCGGCAAGCATACGTTCTGCGTCTTTATCTACTGCGTTGTTTTCGTTAGTGTTATCCATAAGTAAATAGACTATCAAAAAAGTGTTGACTTGTCAATAGGATTGGTTTACTTTTAATTGAAATGAAGCATCCACTATACGAAGCCTATGAATCTTGCATGACTGCATACGAGCAGTCGCGCTACATTCGTTCTATTGGACGCAAGACCTTTGCTAATCAGCTTCGGGAAACTCGCAAGCGACTAGGAATGACAGTCAGGGAACTAGGTGACAAGATCGGCGTAACTGGATCGTTAATCAACCAGATTGAAGTGAACTCCAAGAGCATTCTGAAGAAAGAACAAGTAGATAAAGTGATCGAACTATGCACACCTTCCTCGAAATCGAAAACGGCAAGTACTACGTCCGAGTCAGTCCCTACGCTGCCAGCAACCCCGGCCCCATGCACGAACGAGGAAAGCCTTTCCCAGACAGCCTCAGACCAGAGTACGACTCATTGGAGTTGGCCTCCATCGGACTTCAAGAGCTAACAAACTACTATCAATGCTTAGTAGAAAAAAAGGTTTCAAAAAAACGGGGGCAAGATTAAAGCCTGTTTCAGATAAGCGTAAGGTTCTTAACAAAGAATACTCTGAAGCGAGAAAGGAATACTTTGAAAAAGTTCAAGGAAATTGCGAAGTCTGTGGAGCGCAAGCAACGGATATACATCACAAAAGTAAAAGAGGAAAAAACTTATCTTCACAACAAACTTTTATGGCGGTATGCAGAAATTGCCACACCAGAATCCACGATAATCCTGCGTGGGCAAGAGAATTAGGATATTTAATATATGAGTTCAAATAATACATTCGTTTCAATGATCATCTGCGAGGGATACCATGTAGATGAAAACCAAGTTAAGATTCTTTTCCAACAGCAATTCAATCAATGCTGGGTAAAGAAATCAGACATTAGAACCATTGAAACGCTAGGGTTCCACGATGGACGCAAGTTCGTTCGTATTGTAATACCAGAGGAAGTAGCTAACACGCTAGAGCTTCAAGGTATTCTGGATTAATTTATATGGTCGGCGGATGAGGTGGTGTGCTTTTAAACACCCTTCCCAATAATGCCGAGTTAACCCGGCCGCCTTTTTACCAGTCACCATTCTCGTCAGAAGAATAGCTATCATCATCCATAATGGATTCGACTGGCTTTTCGTCTCTAGCCCAGAATCGGTTAGTCGGAACCGCTTTATCGTTTCCGATAAAAACCAATCCAAACCTACGAGACATTTCGAGGCAGTAAAGAAAGCTATCCGCCAAATCGGGCGAGTATCCCGTGCGTCCCTTGTAGTCATCCTTAGTCTCTACAGAAATCTTTTTAGATTTAATGAAATACCTACGGATGCAAAGTTCCCGCGCCAACTCAGAAGCTGCGCCAACTCCGTAGATAACTCGACTCTTAAAGCCATGATAAGCTGAGTACCAATATTCCGAGACAAGCCTATCATAAACATCCTTACACGGGCGTTTATCAACCTCTGCTGCCATACGCTCAGTAGGTTTACCCATAGAAGAAATGAGGGCGATAGAGTGACCACTGGCATCATATCTCAACCACTCGCGTATGATGGCTTGTGCGACTCGACCACCATCACCAGACACGTCCATACCAAATTTCGTAGGCTGAACTCCAGCAGCCCGGCATAGCTCAACTACTTCCTTAGCTAGACCAACCTCAAACTCAGCAGCTTCACGGGCAGATAGCTGAATGACCTTTTGTTTCTCCAACCACATAACACGATTGCGAGTCCCGCGAATGTAACCCAGTTTAGCTACAGTAAGCACACACCTATCTCCACCCACTGTAAAGGCCGTATCGAAGCCAGCAATCTTGTGGAATCCTTCTGAATCCCAGAGTGGTTCTTCGTCGGTATCAGCGTTACGGATTAGATCAGCGGTGAGAATGGTCTGTGCAAACCCCGATTTCGGCCACCAACCGATAGCGTTACGAACATAATCAATTGCATTCTCATCACCATAGCACTGCTTGAGCATGACTTCTTGTTTCTTGCGATCCATCAAGAACGGGAACGGGGATGGTTCATGCTCTGGAGCGGCGAAGTTAGGCGACCTCATGCCATTGTAGAACAAGCAAACACCAGTCTCCGTATCCCACTTATCCATCTCTGGACTGACAGTATCAAAGTTAGATGCCCCTTTAGGCATAGCCCATCGGGTGTGAGGATTGTCACCAGCAGATGGGTTTCCAATACCAATAAAGACTACATCATTATTAGCTGACAAGTTAACACGGGCAGTAATCGCGCCTAGTTCCATTTCCGGCAACTCATCAAGGGCTAATCTAATCCGATCATTCTTACGTCCACGGGTAGTATCAATAGCCTTCTGACCCTCATTACCTGACTGGAATGCGAGAGCCTTGATGGCATTTCGATAGTCTTTATCCTCATCATTCGATCCACCACCCCAAACGATCATGTGGCGATAGTCGATTAACTTCCCGAACTGGACAGCAGCAGACTTCCACAACTTAGAAATGATACCCCAGATACGATCTTCGGACGCACCAAGAGTAGTTGTGGCAACCCAAGATGAAGTGCAATGCGGTGCAGAACACCAGTCAAGGTAGACCCAAAGACCAACTGGAAACGACTTTCCCATCGAAGCCGCGCCAGCCAAACAGATGTCATCATTATTGCAGAGTTCTTCCAGCGTTCTCAATAACTGAGTATTGGTATATCCTCTGTTGACAATAGAAACTTCAGTGGGCCATTGGAGTTTTACTGCCTTCAAGAAATGTTCGTATGGAGTGAGTAATTTAAAATCTGAAAGATTTATATTGTGCTTAT